CGCATTTTCTAGTAAACATAATATAACTTATAGGACGTTCCGACACAGAGAAAATACGCCAAGTGAGGAAAAGCTGTCAATAGTTTTTTGTGGGATTTGTGGATTTTGTGTTAATACGCTCAGTCTAAAGGACTTAGCGGACGAAGGAGGGGCGAAGGCCGGAAACCGTCCGCTCGACTGCCTGCCAGTCCGCGGCTAACCCGAGCCTCAGAATCTCGTTCCGAGCGTCCTCGCCATTGGTAAACCGGCGCGCCTTTTTCGGGTCGTAGGTTACGCCAAAGCTGTGATTGACCACGTCGCCCGAGATCCAGGCCGGTATCGAACAGCTTTGGTATTCGATGAGCCAGGCCGAGGTCATTTCATTTGCAACGGCCGGACGCGCAGAGCGCCGCAGCGCCGACGCCGGCGCCGATGACAAACCACTTCCCCGCTCGTTTCGCTCTACGCCAGAATGTCCCGCCATTAGCGACCGCCTTGTAGGCGTCACGCTCCCTCTCGACGGCCGACAGCTGCTCTCCGGCGAGGCGGAGCTGCTCCTGCTTCGAGTTGGCGTCGGCTTGGCAGGTAGCGAGCTTTACGGAGTCTTCCCGGCATTTCTCGACGGTGTCCCTCAGAACGGGCAGATCGGCTTGCGGAATCGACGCTTTCGCGTCGGGCGAGGGATTCTGCGGAGTCGCGGGCGGTATTTCTATTTTTATGGGCTGAGGTAAGCCGGGAATCTGTTGCGGGATCCACGAGGCGATTTGCGCCGGCGTCTTGATTTGCGCTGCCAGCTTCTGCATTGCGTCGAGTTGCTTGGCGGTCGCTTCATCCCGGGCTCGATCGGCGTCCTGATGCTGCTTCATCTGGTCGGCGGCCTGATCGTAAACCTTCTTTGCCGCGACGACTTGGGCTTCGGCTCTTAACCGGTCATCGTGCTCCTGGAGCCATGTCATAAAGCCAAAGGCGCCAACGGCCAGAGCCATGCAGCCGGCCGCAACCTCGAGTTTTGCGCGAAGAGAGATCATGACGCCTCGACCTTCGGCGGCGCGCCCCTAACCTCTTCGGAGGAGTCGCGCAGGAGGTTTTGCAGGTTCCGATAGGTGCGCTCGAGCTTGCGCTGCGCTTCGTTCATACGGATCGATTCCTTCATCGATCGGTTCAGGTCGTCGGAAAGGCGGACGCGTTCCTCGGCCAGGACCGCGAGCGTTTCGTTTATGACTTCCCTTTCCTTTTCGTTAAGTGCCATCGTTCCCCCGGTTCGACTGCATGAGCCACCGTCCGAAGAGCCGGCGGTCCTCTTCTTTGACCGAGCACATGAGGACCATAGCGATCGCGAAAAAACGGCGATCCTCGAGCTCGCGCTGCTCGCGCCGGCTCCGCTCGTCGGATTCGTGCTGGTCGCGGACTTTTTTTCCGAGGCCGTTGACGTCGCGCTTCAGGCCCTTCAGTGTCGCCCATGCAAAGCCGGCGATCGCGGCGATCTCTAGCGCGCGATAGAGGAGCGTTGGATTTAGATCAGTAGGCATGCGAGCTCGCCGGCCAGGTCACGGATGCGCGCTTCATTTCTCGGCTTCTGCGCTTCCTCGAGCGTGGCCTGTAGAATCTCAATTCTCATCTGCTTATAGAAGGCGGCTCGGAAGTCCGCATAGTCGGGGATGCGAGCGAAAGGCTTCGCGTCCAAGTGACGCAGCATCTCGTCAACTGCGACCGCGGCCATTCTCCCTTCGGGAGTGGGTTCCCGAAGCGTGCGGATGTTCATTTAGGACCTGGTTCTTCTAACTTCCCGCCGAATCTCGAAGCCGCATTACCGGCGACGTTCAAACCGTAAAGCGTTCCGATTAGAATCGCGACGCCGCCGACGTCGGGAATCTCTCTCTTGAAATAAACTATATAGGAAATCCAAGTCACTGCGGCGATAAGGATGAGGGCCGTTGCCACTCGCGAGAACGATGGGACTCCATTGTCAGAGAAGACGCCGGTCCAGAATCTCTTCGCGCCATCGCTCATTTGCGAAAAGAACCAGTAGAGCGCCCCGACTAGTAGACCGCCGACCCCGAATTTCAGGAGCAGCTTGGCGAGCCAAAAAAGGAATTCGTTCATCGGTTGCGTTCCATGTAGGTTATTTCGTAAGCTATGGGCGGTACCATAAAGATGAAACTCTGGCCACTTCCCCTTGAAGGATTAGACATCGTCGACTACGCGCTTCTTTTCCTGCTGCTGCTCTTGCTCTTTTCGATTCTCGATGCCCGCGAGCTGGTCCGCATCAATGCCGAGATTGGCAAACTGTTTCATTACGCTGTCGTTTTGACGCCAAACTCGGCCGCATTCACTCCAGACACCGTCCACGCTACGCCCGTATTAGGGTCGACCTCGAAGCACGCGAAAAAATCTCCATAAGAACTCAGCGACAGAGAAAAGTCGGCGCCATTGTCGAACGTCGTTCCGCCACTCTTGCCGCAGGCTCGTATCTGTCGAGTACCGGCATCGTCTTTCTCGGCGCGCATGTTCACACATACGGCCTTGACGGCGCTTCCAGAAATCGAGGGATAGGTGTAGCGGTCGAGATGTCCGACTGTGGCGTCCGTGACATAACTGCTGTCATCGTCCGGCGGAGCTTCCGAGACGGCCATACAATTCTGCGCTCCGGGATTCGAGCCGCTCCCAAGGCACACCCACACGACCTGTGCGGTTCCCGGATTGTCGGTAGTCGTCGCGCCGCCGGTTGTGGCCCATGTGGGATGCGAGCTTGCTGTCAATCCGGCTCCGACGATCGACTGCACGCGCTGTACGTTTCCGTTTGAATCGAGAATCGTCTTGCCGACTGGAACAGCCGTACTTGCTGGCCAACTCGCGAAGGTCCGCGTGTAGTCGTTTTGCGTTCCGTTGCCGCTCGGCAACGACGTGACCATCTTGACGTCACCGAGTGCAGTTGAATAAGCGCCCCCGACGGTAGGATCCAGCAGGTAAAAATCATCCGCATACCAGCCAGGAAGCTCCGCCGCGAATCGGAAAGCTCCCGAAAAAGCATTCGCGGTGCTCTGCGTATTTTGACTTGAGAGGTTGAGAATTAAATTTCCGTCGAGCCAAACCTTCACGACGCCGCTCGATCCGTTCACGGTTACTTGAAACTCGAGATAGTGCCATCCGAAAAACGCCAGCGACGACGAAGCGGTTCCGAGGAGCGTTCCGAGCGTTCCTATGGAGCCGCCTCTCCGCGCTCTGAGAGTGCCGCTTCCGTCGAGCGTCAATTCGACCTGGTTCGCCCCCGCGGCCGAATCCCAATAGCTGCACAATTGCTGCTCCGATGCGGGAGTGTTGCTGATGTATATTGCGAAGCCTGCGATGACGGTGGCGCGCGCCGAATACAGCTGTAGAAGCCGGCCGTTTCCGTTGGCATTGTTTTGAAACAACGCCTGCGGGCCGGTTCTTACGGTCGCCGTCGAGATGGCAAATGAACCTCCCGTGTTGGAGGCATCCCATTTCTGCGAGAGCGTATTGTAGTCGTCAAATCCGTCGGCGAAAAAGATGCTTGCGGTCATGGCATCAAGAACTCCTGGATCGGGCTAAGCGGGCCGCCGGGCGGACCGGAGTTAGGAATGTTTGGAACGATGGTCAACACCGACAGCTGCGCGATTCTGCCCTGCGGATTCGCGCCTTGAATTGCGATTGTTCCGACTTGGGTCGCCCGCGCTTTCGGACTTCCCGCCACGATCGCGAGGACGTCGACCTGAGTCTCGCGATTCGCCATTTACAAGGTTCTCCGAAAGAAATCGAAATATCCCGTGACAATCTGATTCGCTCCGTTCGAAAAAACGGCGATCCCGACTCTCGTCGGTCCGGAAGTTAAAAATGCCGTCCGGCTCACGCTGCCTATCTGCGTTAACTGCCCGCCGCGTTTGCCCGCATAGAAGAGGAGATTTGTCCCGTCATCCTTTACGGAAAGATACCAGGGCGGCCCCGCCACATTCGTCGCCGCCACAACCGCCGACCCGTAGGAACTCGCGTTGAAATTATCGACGCTCAATCCGAACTGATTTGCCGTATTTCGGGCCGAAATCGCTAGGACGATTCCCTTGTTCGAACTGTCGCTAAGAAGAATGCCGATTTCGGCAAAGTTCGTGAAGGAAAGCATTTCATGGTCATCGCATTTCAGGACGGCTTGCCAGGGCGTGGCCGGAGCCGTTTTGTAAATGCCTCTGATCTGATTTCCGGAATCGGCCTGGGCCTTGAGGCATAGCAGGCTGTTCGCGTTTTGCGCTGAGCTCGTGCCTTGATTAAGCCAGGTCCAGCCGCTGAATGTTCCGTCAAACTCGTCATCGATGCTTCCGGCGCTCGCAGGGGGAACGTCATAGCTCTTCGTGATACCAGGCCAAACAATCGCGTTCGTCAACGTCGCGTCCGCCGCGCCAATCAGGTAGGCCGCGGTTGTGTCGCCCCCTCCGCCGCCGACCATAACCCACCGCGTGTGCGCGTTGTCCCAAACCGCGATAACAATTCCATTAGCGGAAATATCGCCGGCGGCAATCGCCACGCTTCCCTGTTTGACCAGCGTCTTCGCCGTGCCTCCCGTCGCCCCTGTGTCGCCCGGCAGGGTGAGCGTCGACGCCCCAGTGCTCGCATTCGCCGCACGAAATACCACCACGCTACCGTCGACAACGCCAGGAGCTGGCGAAAGCGTTACGCTGTAGGCGTTGGCGCTTCCCGCATCGGCCGCGTAAATCAGGCTCTGCTGCTGAATCTGGCTGGAGGCGACAGTTCCGTCTGCACCCGCCTGTGCGAGCAAATCCCAATAAGTCGTATTCGTCGGCGCGTTTCCGGTAGTCGCAAGCTTGCAAACATAGCTCTGGATTTTCCCGGACACGGTGTACGCGACGACGTCAAAAGGGCTATAGGCTGTCGCTCCCGAATAAGTGCCGCGCCAGGTGAAGAGCGGCTGAACGGTCGACGAAGATACGGCCGCGCCGCGCGTCCCGACGAGAGTGATCCCGACGTCGGCGAGCGTCGTGTCCTGGCTGCCAGGCGCGACAATCGTCAGCCGATCGCCAGCATTCAGCGTGAAGCCGCTGGTCGTAAAGGTGAAAACGCCGCTTGTTGAAATTGCTATCGTTCCGACGGAGGAACCGTTCTTGTAAACCGTGTAAGTCGCCGTCGCTGTCGGATTGGTCCCGACGCTTCCCTTCGAATCCGGGCTCGTGAAGTTTGCCGGGAAAATCACGGCATAGGCCGCAGTGTAGATCGCAACGATTTGTCCGGCCGAAGGTTTCCCGGCAACGGCACTCGCAACGCGATCCGGCCGGTCGACAATCCGCACCAGTTTTCCGAGAGTGCTGCTGAACTGGATAATTTGCCCATCCGCCCATGCGGTTCCCGGGCTATCAAAGAGCGTGCTAAGGATTCCGATAACTTCCTGCGAACTGCTCGAGCCGGAAAGGTCTCCGCCCGCAGTGAAGCTAGAGCCTCCACTTGATCCGCCACCGACGATCTGAAAATCCGTGTTGTCATAGACAAGAGGGATAATCTGGCCGGCCGCCATCGTTCCCGCCGGAGGGTCGACCTTCGATCCGCCCGAAAAGACTTTTATATTTTTGTTTCCGAGGCCGCTGACGTTGATCGTGCTCGCGCCGGTATTCGCGTGCGCGACCTTCATCATTACCAGCATGCCCTCGCCATAAGCCGCCGGCGCGGGCGTCAGCGCCACAACATAAGCATTTGCGGCTCCGGTATCGTCGGCGTAGACATAGCTCTGCAGCTGGATCGCCGCGACCATCACGGCGAGGTCCGGCATCAGCCACCAATTTGTACCGTTGAAAAAGAGAAGTCCGCCGGCGCCCTGAACGCAGTGCTTCGAAGCGGAGCCGTTGAGCGTTCCCGAGCTCGGCGTCAAGCCGCAGCCCGCCGCGCCAGTGAAGAGCACGCCGCACATGAAGCCATCGACGAGCGTGCTGTCCAGCGTCAACGCGGGATTCGACGCATTCGACATCACGACGAGCTTGCCCTGGTCGCTCGCCTGCAGCGTATAGGCCGAGCCGCTCTGTGGATTGACCTTTCCGACGTTCGCGACGTGCAGGCCCAGATCCCGGACCAGCTTTTGCGGACTGTTTGGATCCGGATAGGCAGCGCCGCTTTCGAATACGCCGAAGACACGGCCGGCGGGCGGAGTGAGGGCTGACGGATCGAAGTTGACTTCTGTCGGTTTCGCGCCGAGGGTTACTGGCATGGTTTCTTGAGAGCTTTAAGCGCCATTGATATAAGCATCGCCGCCGTCGGGCAAAACTTCGGGAGCATGCGGCGTGCTCGGGCAAGTGCCGTGACCCTTGAAGCCGCGGCCCACCTGCCCCGAAATCTGATAAACGTTGACCGTGACGGAGGTCTGCGGCGAGCCAAAATCCGTCGTCTGCATCGTCGGCGTATAGATCGCCGTCGGCGTCGTCAAATTTGAAATCGTCCGCACGACGCTCGCGCCGTTGAGGATTTCGACTTCGTAAAGCTCGGAATCTTCGCCGACCGGTAGCGGACTGACCGTAGAGGTCGAGCCATCGGCGCCGGCGAATCGCGAGCGCCGCAACCAGGTGATTATGAGATTCCCGTCGACGTCAAGGATTCCGCCGACTTCCTTCGGAGCATAGGGTTTCAGATCGTTTCCGTTGTCGGTGAAAGTTTGCGAAGTGACGTCCGTTACGTCCTCGCCGGCGGCGACACCGCGGTAATAGCGCGAGACGCCGAGCAGATCTAGGCCGTCTTTATGGCGCGTGAGTCCGATGCTGACATCGAGGACCAAGTCGCCGCTTGCGTGTAAGTTTCCGCCGTTCGAAAAATCTCCCCAAAATCCGCATACCCACTCTGTGCCGCGCAGGCCGCGATAAAGGTCGGAAAACGTGTACGTTCCATCCATGTTCGCGACGACCGTCTTTGCTTGCAGGATCTCGAATCCTCCCGCGGCGTGTCCGACGATAAAGGTGTTTGCTCCGGCCGCGAGCTCGGCATCTGTCGCGCTTTGCGGAGTCCCGGAAGTAAAACGAACGATTAGGGTGCTGACGCTGTCAAGAACCCAAGGCGCCGTGGGGTTAGCGAGCGTGTTCGTCGAATAACCGAAGGCCGCCGGTTCGACGGATTGATCGATCGGAACGAAAGCCGAATCATCTCCCGAGCGATACAGCGTCAAGCCAGCATAGCCCGCGACCGCAGATCCACCGGCGAAATACCATCCGGTCCCGCCCGCGTTCGCATCCGCATCGCGAATTAATGGAATATCGAGGAGCATCAGCACGGCTACGGCTTTAACTTTCGTCGTGCTTCCGGTTTTCGCTCCGCCGACTCCGGCGACGGCGTACGAGGTCGTATAGCTGTCGGCGTTATCCCGGACCGATTGCATCTCGAGTGTGAGGCCTTGTCCCACGGTCGCCTCGGGGATCCGCGCGCGATAGGGCTTACTGTTATAGGTGTAGGTAACGACGTCGCAGGTGTCGAGTAGGATATATTTCATGCGCCAGAGCTTGAACGTCGCCTGGTCGCGCTCGAGCCACATTAGAAACAGTGTTTTGTCCCCTAGCTGAGCGGCTTGCGTGTCCGAAAGGACCAGCGCGAGATCGACTTGCTGCTGATTCCTGGTCGAGACGCAGCGTTCAGAGCGCGCCTTTTCCTGCTTTCCGGGTTGATAGTTCTTCCCCGGATTGCGATACGTGACCGTAAGGATCTGCGGGAGGTCCTGCTCTTGCATGATCTGAAACGGATTAAGCTTCGCGCCTTTGTCCTCGACGAGTCCGAGATCTTCCTCCGGAATGTCCATCACCGGATCGAGGCCGCGGGGAACGAAGCGAAGTACGCCATCCGATTCGCATCCATCGAAAAGAAAGGCAATCATTAGTTGCCGGAGAATCTCCGCGGCCGTCTTGGTATCCGTGATGGCATAGCCGGAAACGACGTCCGTCGGCTCAATATACGAGCTCGTGAGCTTTGTGACGTCGACCTCATTGGTCGCAAGCCCGGCGCGCTCGCAAATGTCGAGAACGACCGATGAGAGCAGGCCTTTAGGAGCTCCAGTTGTAAGGATCTTCGCCCAAGCGGCCGTGGCATACGGAAAAAGGCCCTGGTATCCATCAGGAACACCGACCGTACCGTCTGTCCCGTTCGTGAAACTATTGTCCGACAGTGCGACGCCGATCTTGAGTGTGTTTCCGAGAGCATCGGCAAATAGGAAAAGCGCGGCGACCCAATCGGTATAACTTCCTGATCCCCTTGGAATGTCGAAAATGTTGACGCCGCTCGTCACGGCGATGTCGCTCCCTCCGCTTCCGCTGTTTACGGCGACGGCATAGGAGGCCTGCCCGGAAACCCTGATGATAAAAAGTTCTGCGTCGAAAGCGAAAGATGACCCCGTATAGTTTGCGGTGATGTTCAACCGCGAGCAGGCCTTTGCGTTGTCGCAGTACCAAATGCCTTTGTCATTGTTGGCATAAGCCGGCGTCCAAGTATTTCCGCCCGATGGCGCATCGTCGGCGATTGTCGGTGCAAAAGCTCCGCTGTGCCTCCACCGCGCGACCGCGATTAGAAAATCTCCGGCCTGTATCGGCTTCGTCAGAGAGACCGTAAGGTCGGGATCCGGTCCGATAGTATCGACGAATCCCTGGTCGAGAACGGCCGGCCCGTTCGCATCGTCGAAAATGATCTCGGCGCGGACGTTCGGGACTCGATTTCCGAAGTTTGCAAGAGGAAAGTTTTCCCATACCGCATAACACATACCTCGGAAAGCCGGCGTTTTGGCGGCTCCTTCGGTGGATTGTATGACCGGATCCGGAAGCTGCGTCTCGTCGCCTTTGTATATCGTCGGCGCCGGATAATATGATGCGAGGCTCTTCCAGTCGTCGCCATTCCTGGAGGGCGTGACGCCGGAGTTGCCCTGAACGGCGACGTACAGCTGTCCGCCATAAGTAACGACGTCGCCGGCGCCGTAGTTTACGAAATTATTCCAAGCCGGATAGTCGCTTAACTGTTCCCAGAATGTTGTCCACGAGAGCCCGCTTCCCGGCTCGACGCCGGTGCTTAAGGAAATCGATTGCCAGACGAGATCGGACCATGCGACGACGTTTCCGGGGTTGTACGTTTCTGTCGCAGACCAGAGCGGGTAATCCTCCGGACGATAACTCGCCGAGGACCCGGGTTCCGGATCGTAAACGATTTTGCTGTCAAACCAGACCCGCCGGATCCGCGCAGGCCCTTCGCAGAATGCTACAGCGAAGTTTCCAAAGTACGTATAGGTCGTGACCTTCGGTCCGCCGAAGCATCCGCCGCCGCTCGTTTTGGCGACAGACTTAATTCCCGGTTCCCAAATGAACCCGCCGGCGACGCGGTCGATCCCATACCCGAACGCGATCGGATTCCCCTCAATCGATTCGCTGAATTGATCCTGCAGCGGTTGCTGCTTTAGGTGCGGCTGATTCAGGAGACGATAGATCGTCGTCCCGATCTCGAAGGCCGCTATCGCAATGCCGATCGCGAGTTTTGCCATCAGTCCACGACGCCAGGAATCGAGAACACTCCCGCGATCCGCCTCCGCCACTTTGCGTCGAGCATATGCTCGGTGACACGCTCGAGGCCTTGATAGGCCTGGATTACTGAGGTGAACCCGAACAGGTCGCCGGCAATGGCGACATGACACGGACTTTGTCGCGCGTCGCCTCGAGCTGCCCCAGGTAGTCCAGCAATCGGAAAATTGAAAACGATCACATCCGCGGGCCGGAGTTCGGAGAACTTCTTCTCGAGCAGTCTTGTCCGTAGCTCCGCCAGGGCGTTGACATCGCGCGTATATGTCGCATAGTCGCGGAGCGTGATCGGAATTCCTTCCGTGTCGACCAGGCCGAAGGCCTCGCAGGGGCCGAGAAACACTCCGACGCAATCGACGCCAGACGTCGTGCGTCCCTTCGTTCGTCCCATGAGTCGGTATGGTGTGCCGATGTAGGCGCGCGCTGCTTCCAAGACTTGCGCTCTAGTTGGCATCGGGATAGTCGAGGATCTTGTCCTCGCCAGGCATAAACGGCTCACCGCGAAAATTTACGATGTTAGTGAACTTGTTTTGACAGTCGAAAATGGTGTGATTGCATCCTGGATCGATGCTGAACGTATCGCCAGGCGAAGGAAGGATCTCGAGCGGAAGGTAAAACTTGATTGTCTGGTCGAGGCCGCCGAGGAAGCGTTTAACCTCGAAGGACTGCCCGGCCAGCACTCCCGACGTGAATGTCAGAACGCCGCCATCAAACCAGCCGTCGGGCGCACCGGTCGTCGGCGTGCCCGTTCCTACCATAAGAAGCCGCGGACTCGGGAAATTGATGGTGATGGTGAACTCGTCCACGACTACGCTCAGCGCGACTTCCTGACGATAAGTCGAGAGGTCGACGTTACAGAGCCATTTGGACTTCGAGTCCACTCGAGCGCCGGCCGTGACGATCGCCGGCTCGCTGACGAAAATGTCGCCGACGTAGTGCGCCATGTCGTCGTGCGAATCGTTGAAAGCCAGCACCTGCACGAGCGAGAGGTCTTGACCGGCCGGCAGCGGGATCGAATCGACTTGCGGGTTTCGCGCCGCGGAATCGTAAAGCATCTGCCAGCTCGCGCCGCCATTGAGCGTGTACCAGATCGAAGCGCTGCGGGTGTTGGCGATAGCTCCGAAAAACGTCCCGACGCCGGATAGGACGTTGAGCGTCCTTGGATTCGAGCTGCCGGCAATCGCAGCGAAGGACCAGACGCATCCGGCATACCTGTGCGTATGCTGAACGACCGAAGAAGCGTAGGTCGTGGGATCGCTGTCTACAGCATTAGCGGCGTTGTCATACGGTAGTGTCGTCCCGCCATCGAGGCCGAAGTAGGCGTGATTTTCATCTATGCCGTTTTCGTACTGCCCGACGTGTCCATTGGCACCCCAACCGTTCAGCAGAACCGTCGGACGTGCGACGATTTTAGACTGCGTCGTGCCGCTGCCGAGCTCGGCGCGGCAGATCGGACCGTAAGTCGAACCGAGCTTCGTCGTCAGTTTTTGCGTGAGGCCGCGAAGCTCGATGTTGCCGACGCCCCCGGCCACCTTGACGGCACCAAATGATCCCTTCCGCAAGGTGATATGTCCCATCGTCAGATCGGCCCAATTGACAAGGCGGATCGTTATGGTCGCGTCGTCGAAGAGATGCGCGCGGAGATCTTCCTCGGTTATCGCATCTGAATCGAGCAGGCACGTAACCTCGAGGTTGTCGACGGAGAGGTCGCTCTTCGATGACATCGCGGTGTTGCTAGAACCGCTTCGAGCTGTATAGGTGATCGCGCCGTCTCCATCGCCCGCGTCATAGGTGAGGTCCTCGTCATGCGTCGTAAAGCCGAGGATCATCCCGTCGCGGCGCTTAACGCTCAAGATATAGGCGAGCGTCGTCGGGTTGCCGGCGAGGTGCGCCTGCATTGCGACGGAGGCGGTTTTCATCGGTCAGAAATTCGGAGCGAGGACCTCGATCAGTCCTATGGAATTCCATGACCCGAGCGGCTCGTCGGCGGGCGATTCTTCGAGTGTCAATTGAAAATCGTCGGCCTCCAGGCGGACCGGGATGTCGTACTCGAAATCGACTAAATCCCCCGCGCTCCGGCCGGTCACAAGGCCCGTCGTATGGTCGACGTCAAACGGCGTCGTCGTGTTATGCAAAAAGCAGGTGTTAACGAGATTTACGCCGGTATAGTCGACGACATCTTCTGTGACTGGCTTGGAAATCAGGTCGACATAGGAGCGGCCGGCTACGGTCCGGGTGACGGCACACTGAACGCCGCCGGCCACGGCCACTAGAGGCTGCCCGACTGCTTTATACGCGCGATGATCTCTGAATCGGAAGCCGTCCGCCATGCCGCCGACATTCAAAAAAAAGGCTAGGAGATCATCGATGAACTGCTGGCGATTGCCGGAATATTTCTGCGGCGTGCGCAGATCGCATTGAAACTTGCGGCGAGCCTTTGCCCAGTTCCGGTTTCGCTGTTCGCCGCCGGAAAGTCCCTGATTGATCGTCGTGCTGAATGAGGGACCGCCCACCGCCCGGAACGAAATAAAAGTCGGAAATTGAACTTCAAAAAAACTCATCGATTCCTTCCATGTGCGAGCGAAAGTTGACGCTGGAAATCGGCCATCATTTGGCCTTTGGACTTTTTGAAACTGTCGAAGTCCTGAACGCCATGGAAGTGAAACTGATAGGAATACTGTTGCGAGCTGCCCATTTGCAGCGCCGGCGCAACCTGGCCGGCCTGGCGTGGGACAAAAAACTCCGGATGCTTTTCCCCTACGATGTAAGCCCGGCCAGGAGTTACATCGCCGCCGTTTGCGAGGAAGCCTCCGAAGAAACTAAAGATCGAGCTGAAGGCGCCGCCGATTCCGGAGGCGATTTTCCCGAAGAAACTGAAAATGCCGCTAAACGCGGAGGAAAAGATGCTTCCGATCTTCCCGAAAAGTCCGCCGAACATTCCGCCGCCGCCGCCGTCCTGGTCGCTTCCGCCGAGCCCAGGGATGCTTTCGTCCCAGATCCCGCCATTATCCTTCGTGGCCGACCCGCCCCAGAGTCCGCCTCCGCCCATACTCCCGAAGATGTTTCCGGACGCGTCGACGGGAACCACATAGAAGGGTGAGGCCTGGGAACCGTCGGCTTTTTGGCCCAGGCCTGGAATCGCCCCGCCGAAGAACTTGTTATTGATGAAGCCGGCGGCCTTTCCGATCATGGTTTGGAAGCCAGCTTTTACAATCGACTCCTCGAGGCCTTGGAAGAGTTCCCTGAAATTGGCCTTTCCGGTCACCACCAGTTTCGCGAGCTGCGTCGAGACATCGTCGATCGCCTTGCCGAAAGCTTCGAAAACCTTGCCGCTGAAATTGCGGCCCTGCAGCGCGACTTCGTTCATCGTGGCCCGGAATTTGTCGCCGAGGCTCCCGACCTTCATTGCGGCCTGGTCCCATTGCTGAATCATTCGAGCCTGGAAGTCATACTCCTCCGCATCGAGAAGCATCGTCGACTGATGGTTTTCCAGAAGAACCGCCCGCAGGTCTCCGATTCTCTCGATTTCCTTCGCGTAACTTGTGATTAGGTCGTAACGCGAGGCTTCCTCGATCGTCGCGTCGCGATAAGCATCGTCGGATTTAGCCTGAAGAAGCTGCCGCTGCCGCTCGATCAATTCGCTAGACAACGCGACGCCTTTATCGTTCCCGTCTCGTATGAACGCCTGCAGTTGCATTGCTACAGTTTCGGCGCGAACCGCCGCAGCGCTCTGGAGGTGCGCGTCAGCTATAGCTGCTACGAATGGTCGCAGAGCCGCATAAGAAGCTGTTTCTTTATCGAGTTCGGTAGACAGTTTGGAACTCAATGCTGCGCTCAGCTTTTTTTTGTTCTCTTCTAGTTCCTCGTTTGCGAGAGCCAACCCGTCCGCTAGTTGCTTGACCTGCGGGCTCTCTTCACCTAATTGCTCAGCCAATTGGTCATGGGCCTGTTTCAGCACTAAGACTTTGGCAGATTGCTCGGCGAGCATGCCGTCGAGCACCGCCGAAGCTACGCCTCCGTTTCTATAAGCCTGGGCGAGCTTGTCAGAGGCTGCCGCCTCCTCGTCGAACTTTCGGCCCTGTTTGTCTAAATCGCCGATTATTCCTTTGATTGCGCCGCCGAACGTCGCGGCCGCGCCGGCAGCCTTAATCGCGCCCTCATTTGCGTCGACGAGTTTGAGTGCTTCTGGAGTCTTGCTCTTGGCGGCTTCCGCCCTCAATTTTCCGAATTCTTCGTCGCCTTTTTTTGACGCCTCGGCGATGAGCTGCGCGGCTTGGCTGCCGGCCTGCCCAATTTTCAGCCATCCCTCGCGCTCTAGAGCAAGCGCGTTGATTCGCTCTCTAATGCGTTCCAGGACAGTGTCCTGCCTCGCCGGCTTGGTATCGACGTCGCCCATGTTTCCACGGTCGCCGCGATGACTAAGCGTCCATGGCGCTCGAGGCCCCATCATGTTTTCGATGAAGTCCGCGTTGTCCTTCCAGAGTTTTTTGTTGTACTCGCTGAAGTCCTTCGAGTCTTTTTTCTCTGTCTCGACGACGTTGTGGTAGGCCTTCTTAACGTCGTCCCAACTGGCTTCGCCTAACCCGAATGCGGAGAGCGTTGCAAAAAACTCTTTATCTGCTTTTAAGTCTGCCACTACACCGGCGCCGGCAGCTTTGATCGAGCGGAAGGCTGTAGTGACAGTTCCAGCGACGGCGATCGAGGCTTTTGCCATCCACGCCATATCGTCGACGAAAGCGTTGATTGCGGAGTGTGAATCCTTCAGGCCTTCGACGAGCTCGTGCGTGACTGTCTCCAGCGCTGGCAGGAGGTCTTTCATGAATCTTAGAGAAATTCCATGGCCGGCTTCCTCGATCGTTTCGAGATTGTCGCGGAAATGCTCGGCGGCGGCGGCAGTGTCTGTATCGAGGATTAAGCCTAAGGCTCGTGCGGTGTCGAGAAACTCTTCGATCCCCTGCTTCCCTTCATTCAGGAGCGGAACCATCGCGGCACCGCCGCGGCCGAAAATCTCAATCGCGAGTCCGGTCTTTACTGCGCCGTTCTGCATTTGTGAAAACTTCTCAGCCAGATCCGCGAATACGTCCTCTGTCGACCGAATCTGACCGTCAGTTCCGCGCACCGCCACGCCAAGCCGGGTGAAGGCGTCGACTGTCCCAGGCGCCGACGTGGCATTCTTCAGCATCGACTTATCAAGTTTTTCCAGACCTTTCGCGAGCGTCTCCTGGTCGACGCCGGTCATTTTCGCGGCAAAAGAAAGGCCCGACAGCGCCTCAACGGAGACGCCAGTCGTTTGGGAAAGGATAAACAGCTTCGCCGCCCCTTCTGTGGCATGAATGGCAAGGCCGATAGACGCAGCGTCGAGGGCCGCGATCGCCGCCGCGCCAGTGCCGGCGCCGATGGTCAGGAAACTGAGCCCTCCAGACATTTTTCCGATTCCCTCGGCGGCTTTGGCTCCCCACTCTCCGACGCGCGACAAGCTTTCGCCGAGGAGCTGCCCGGTCTCGCCGAATGGCGCGAGCAAGGATCCGGCAAGCGAACCAAGTCGGCTAAATGAATCCTCGATGTCGCGCGAGGTCCGCTTCGCGGAGTAGGATGCTCGGGACATCCCGTCGACGAAGTCGGCGGTATTTGCCTTTAGCTGAACGAACAGGCTTCCCAAAACGTTCATTCTATTGACTCCAGAGACAATCTCGAAGTAGCGTAATGTTCCTTAGAATCAGGCGGGAAGGTGACGACCATGAAGGCCCTTATCATTGGTGCGCTCGTCCTAGCGACCGTTCCTCAGCACAAGAAAGACAACGAAAAACTAGGCGATTCATACGCGAAAGCCGCGCTGTTGGCGGCGAAAACCATCCGGGCGGATCGTTCTTTGCCGAAATATGAAAACGGCGAAGCCTTGGCGAATAGGCATACCATCGAAGCAATCAATACTGCGGACGCCGAAGCGACGACCAAAAGTGAGAAAAACGTCACTGCGGCTCTCAATCGAATCTACACCGCGCTGTTGCTTCACAATTCGTCGCGCGATTTTATCGAGACGAATTATGTAATTTCGATTCGCGAATCGAACGAGCTCATCAAAAATATGAAGGTGGATGAGGCAATGTCGAAGGACGAGAAGGTCCTTCGGATGAAGGCCCAGGAGGCCAGCTGCTTCGACGCCCTGGAGGATTCATTGCGCTCCCGTTCGTCCGTGATACCGAACTCCTGCAGCGATCAAGCATTCACCGCGGCGTCTAATTAACCCTTCCCGGCCCGCAGCCGAGAGCACGCGAGACTTCCTCGATTTGCGAATTAAGTCTTTCCTTGTCCCGTTCTGCCTGAAGTTTTCTGCGATAGTCAGGGACAAAGTCGGTCGCATCGAATGCCGGCTGATCTTTGCCGCGGAAGGCGTTTCCGATTGCCGAAGCGACGATCCCCGCATTCAGTTGCGCGCGGTTGCGTTCTTCCGTGCGCCGCTCGAGGAGAGCCTCATATTCAGCCCAAGTCAGCTCGCCGAACTCGCTATCGCTGAGACCGAGGTCGTATCTGGCGACGGACCAGAGGTCGAGCCAGGTTGGTTCGACGCCGGCGGCTCCGCCGGCTCCTGCCCGTTTGGGTCAGGTTTCTCCTCGCCGGCGCGCAGTTTACGCAAAAGCGTTTGCCGGTCCTGCGGCATATTGACTAGGTATGCCTCCCAGAGCGCCTCGGCGACTGCCGACTCATTGCCCGGGTCGATATACGACCCGATGACCTCGAAGCCGTCATCGGTCGGATTTCCGTCTTTGTCGACCGTCGCATATTCCGGCTGATACCTGAGAGCCGCAGCCCAGAGCAGCGCCGTCAGCATCCTCGCCGACATCCTCGTCCAAAACGCGATTCCGATCATCCGCGTCCCGGCCTTTTCTTCTGCTGCGGCAAGCGCGTTGAAATCGAGGAGCAGCAGGAAGCTTCGCGTGAACTTCGCGTCGCCGTCCTCGAGGTCGAGCACCAGGGGGTATGTCTTCGCAGTGCGCTTTTTTAGAGCTGTAGGAGCCACTTGGCTTGCCTCCGTTTTCGAGAGGGGCCGCGAGGCCCCTCAGTTTCTTTTAGGACCCGGCGGTGTAGGCGTTTTCGCCCGTGATCGTCAGTTTGCCCGAGAACGTGACCTGCTTGTCATGTTGCGCGTCGAAATCGCAGGCCGACACATAGGCCTCAAAATCCCAATGCCCGCGCGGCGTTCCTGGCGTGTCGCCGTCCGGGAGAAGAATCTTCCAGTTCCCCCTCCGACGGCTCTTGAAGTCGTCGCGGACGGATTGCTGCGAGTCGCTGTCGGCGACGAAGTTTCCGTCGAACGATATTTCTCCGGAATCGATCAGCGTCGGCATCTTTTCGCGAAACGCCGTCGGACTGTCCATATTGGTTACGTCGACGATGTCAGCCTTGGAGCCGCTGCCCTGGACCTTCTGCATTTCACTGATTGTCGTGAAAACCTCCGGCGAGCCGCCATCGCCGCGCTGGAGCTTGAGAAACTGGCCTGAAAAAGCTTCGCTCATTGTTGTCTCCTTCTAAATTTTGGCCGAAAGGCCTCTCGCCCGCGCGCGGCGGACGAAACTCGTTTACGAATTCGCATTCCGATACCAGATTTCAACGTCGAACGGCTCCTGATAAATCTTCGGAACGGATTCGAAAGCGTCGCTCTCGAGGACGAGGAAAACGGCATCGATTTGCGTCCCATCGTCCAGCAGCCCTTTGAATCCGACGATCGCATCCTTTGCGGCTTCGGCCGTTTTGGCAGCGTCGCCGTACTGCGTTCCATAGCCCGCAATCTGGACTCTCGAAACGCGCAATTCGCCGCGGCCGTCCATGCTGTCGATTTCATGGCCGGCGACCTTCATGTAGACGATGCAAGGGAGCGGCGCGCCTTGCGGCATTGTCACTGGAAAAACGCCATTCGAGCCGTCCGGCCTCGACTGTGGCGTTCCGATGAGCGCCGTGATGCCCGGGTCGGCCGCGAACCGCGATACGAGTCCCTCCTGGAGCATCTTTATCTAGCCGCCGGCCATTCCTTCTGAAGTTCTTCCTTAGCGCTCGAGATGAACTTATCGAGCACTTCCTGCTTCCGAGCTTCGAACGCTGGCCGGATAAATGGCTGCGCCGCCATGTTCGCCGTCCCGAATTCGAGGAAGAGCGCCCAAAAGCCTTTCTTTACGGGCCCGACTGAGCAGGTGCCCTCGAGCTCATCGCCGCGGACCGAGACCTTCATGCCGATATGTCCGGCGAGGAATCCCCACTCGCGCGAGCGGCCTTTCGCCGAGGACTGAAATACGTGCCAGCCTCGCGCGACCCGCGCTTTCATTTCGCCGCGCCAGATGCCGCCGGCTTTCCGCAGGCAGTTGCGGATGATGGCCTTCGCGATCTTTGCCGGACGCGCTTCGAGCTGCTCGAAAAGCTCGTTTGCGCCTTCGATTTTGACTTCAACGACTCGCGCCATCAGTGACCCTCTATGACATCCACGCGAACCGACTGGTCGCGCTCGAGACAGTTCAGGATGAGCATTCGCGATTGCTGATCCGGGTTATCGATTGAAACGATTTGCACATGCCGGTCTTTGCCTTCCGGATCCGTGAACTGAACCTCTTGCTCCGGTTTTATTCCCGCCATCCATCGAATCGTGATTCGGTGCGTTACCTGCGACGTGAAGGTCTGCGCGGCGTAAATCTGCTTTGCAGAAACGAACTCGATGGAGGCCGGAAGGTTGTCTGCCACGGTCGGAGGATTCGCTCCGGGAATGATTTGCCCGAAGGAATCCTGCGCTCCGGTATCGACGACAGTCGGGTCGACAATCTTGATTCGGTGCCGAAGTTTGCCGGCTTCAATGTAGGTCTGCAAAAAGCGAAAGGCGCGCCGGGGATAACGGAGCGCCTTTCTCCCTTTCTATTGGAGTTAAGCCGAGGTGACCGACCGGTCAGCCTTGGCAACAACTTCGAACTCTTCGGCGTTCGTCCCGCCCGACGCGATCGAAATGTTCGTCACATCGACAAAGACCTTCGTCGTGTCGGAAAGGTCAGTTTCGGCGTTGATCGTGTGCGTCGATATCGTCGCGGTCAGAGATGACGTCGTCCCGTCGATCTTCTTTCCGGTCACGGTCACGACCGGACTCGACGTCAGAGCCGTCACGTTCTTCAGAACCAGCTTCGCGCCGGCATAAACCGTCTTATCGATCGCGGCCAGGTGCGCATAGGTGCCGGCCGCGGCGCCGGTCTCCGAGAACGTCGCGAGGACGATGTCGGTCGGGATGAAGGCGTTAACCGCCTTCAGTGTCTTCAGGTACTTTTTGAAGTGACCGTGAGCGCGTAGCGTGGGCGTCATGCCGGTCGCCCCGTTGAGCGAGGTCAGATAGTCGTCCAGGCCTTTGAAGCCGTAGCGCTTGAAATGGGTATCGAGCGCCTTCAGCATGGCTGCGATGCCGGGAACGGCAATCAGGAAGCCATCCGGCGGAACCGGATGCTGTTCGTCCAGATCGCGCGCCGCGGGCAAAAGGTCGGCTTCGACGTCTTCCTCGTTCAGCGTGAGCAGGAAGGTCGCGATACCGCCAGCGCCTGAGAGGACGTGACCGGAGGCCGTTGTCATTCCGGCGTTAAAGGCTCCGCTGAATTCCGGGTCTCCGACCGACTCGCTCGCAAACCGCGCGAGCTTGTCCAGAATCGTCGTCAAATTTCCGGTGGTGATCTGTGGCATCGTTTAATCTCCTTAAGCGAAAAAGTTTAGGACCCTATCCCGGCGTTGGAGCGAAGTCGTCGACCTTGTCAGACCGAAGGGCCTGCCGCAGGTGCCAGGGAAGTTCTTTTAGATCGAGCGCCGAGACGGGCTCGCGAAATTCGTAGAGGCCGGAGGTCTGAATCATGACGGCGGTCTTGAATTTCGCCGGAATGGCGTCAGGCGTCTCGCCATAGCCAGCGATGAAATGGATCCGGACCGCGTTCGGCGTCTCGAGGGTCGCCGGCCAGGACTCGCCGGGCATCGGATAAATCGTCGGCGGCTCTCCGTTCAGGTCTTCGACGAAATCGGCTTCCGGCGGCTCTCCCTTGTTCTGCCAGGAGAGTTGCCCGTCGGAAGTAAACTCGTTTTCGTTGTCTGCCCAATCGGGGTTAGAAAGACCGCTCGACGCCGAGCCGTCTTCGTTTGTGTTCTGCGTCTCGGCGACCTGCTGGACGTTGCCGTTCGGGTCGAGAACCTCTTCGCCCACGACATATTCCGTTCCGGGCTCCCAGGATTCGAATTGCCGCGTCGGGTAAAGAGTCTGCAGCGCGCCATCGGGATCGATGTAGTCGATTTTGACGGTCCGAATGAGCGGCGACCGCAGCAATTTGATCTTTTGAAAATTGCGATGAGCGCGAGAAGAATGAGCGGAAGAGAAGACCGAGGCGCGGGAATCGACGAGCGCGGCCGCATCATGATAGCGAGGAAAGTGATCGAGCGCCTGGAGATAGCCCTTATTGATGAGCGAACGGCTCATGTATTTCTCGACCATGTCGGTCGCGGACTGAATGTAGGTCGTGATCAGGTCGTCGTCGTTCGATAACGTTACGCGCATGTGGTCTTTAGTCTGACCAAGCGTGACGGGCATGTTCGCCGGCGCGAGTTCGATCTTAAGCCCGGGCATTTCTCGCCTTCGCTCGCTTCATTTTTTTTGCGTCCGTTATTGCAGGCGGGTCCGCTGTGTCGCGCACAGCCGCCGCATGCGGAATGACCGCCGGAGGCACAGGCGATGATTCCGCAGACGGGCAGCTGAGGTCGATTTTTATGGCTCGTCCAGCGTCGACGAGTTGCTTGCCGGCGAGAAAGGCGACTTCTCTGATCTCTCCCGCGTAAGCCCCGATTTTCATGCGAACGAACATCGGTGTTATTTCTTTTTCTTTTTCGGAGTCGTGCGAGTGTCTTCGTCTCCGGATTCACCGTCAGACGAGGGCGCCGCGCCTGTGTCGTCGGCTTTCGCGCGTACTCGAGTATTCATTTCGTCCGCATCTTCGCCGACAAATTCGGCGTGTCCGTGCTTCTCCAGGTCGATCGCCGTGGCGTCGTCCAGCTCCAACACCTGGCCCTTGCAACCGTTCAGGCCGGCGTGCGTCACGTTTTCGAGCAGTCGGATCTTCATTTTCTTGCCTCTCTTTCTTCCCCTTTCTCAAAATGAAGGCGGCCAGGGGGTGTGCTGACCGCCTTCGCGTTGCCGGGCTGGCCTCGGTGACTAAGCCGCTGCGGTCGCGCTCGATTCCTCGGCGTACCGCGACCCGGAAAGGACCGCAACCGCGCTGGCGATAACGCTGTTCGAGCCGTTCGTCAGTTGCAGCTGCAGATAAGGTGAACCGTCCGGCAGTTCGCTCGCGTCGATTTCGATGACATAGAAAATATTGTCATTGGCCGACGGGGTGTAACCGGCGGAGGTCACGGCCGTCTTCGCGCTCAGGACGTCCTGATTCGCGCCGGCGGTTTCCTGTTTGTAAATGGTGAATGGGAGAGCGGTCGGGTTGCTGCCGCTCGCATCGGTGCAAGCATTGAGCAGGATCTTCGTGAAGGCCGCGGCCGACACGCCGATCTGAACGAAGATGCTCGCGTGATGATGCTTTTTCAGCGAGAACGCTTGCGCGTTCTTTCCGCCGGTGATATCGATCGGCGGAAGGATGTTCACAATGTGACCGCCTACTGCTGCGATAAAGCCTCTCATTTTCCTTTTCCTCCTCGAGAATTCGAAAGCGGAGGGAGCGATTCGCCCCCTCCGGAAGCGGGTTCAATTACGGACGGGTCGCGAGATTGACGAACGGCGAAACCGTATTCGAGCCGTTCTTCGGCGTCAGAGGCTTATTCCAAGCCGGCTGGCCGTCGCAGCGATAGGTGAAGCGGAACGTCATTTCATCGTTCAGGAAGCGAACGTGAATTGACGAGGCAGACTGCGGAGCGCCCTTGTCGGCCATCAGGTACTGCGTCATGTCGGCGAGGATGATGTCGCCAGGCGTCCCGAGCGTCGCATTGTGCTCAGTCGCGATGACCGGCCGCCCCAAAAGCAGGCCGTATTGATTGTTATTGCCGTTGATTCCGGGCGGCGTGTAGAGCAGCTGAACGGCGGTCCCGGAGCCGAGGGTCAGGGGATAGAGCGCGGACTCGACGTCCTGGTTAATGAACCAGGCGGCGTTCTGCCGGCTGCGCGCCCAGAGGCGCTTCCACATGTTCAGCACGTCGTTCGTCGAGATCGTCGCGGTCGAATCGCCGGAGTCCTTCGCCTGAGTAATCAGCGATGGACTATTCAGCAAGCCCAAAGGCTGGCCGGCGCCGGTCCCGTTGAAGATCGCGTCTTCGACCTTGAAGGTGAACTCCTCGGGGAACGCCTGCATAACGACCGCTTCGAGCGCCGAGGCGTCCGCGAGCAGTTCGTCGGTCGCATAGCAAAGACCGATGAGCTTCTGGACGTTCAATTCGATCTGGCGGAACTTCGGCTTCGAACCGGTGAAGGCGTCGGCTTCATTGACCCAATAGGCCTGAACGCCGCCCCACCGCGACCCGTCGACGCGGCTCGATTCGTCGACGGCGTTGATCTTCACGCCGTTCGAATTGCCGCCGATGGGGATCTTCCGCGTGCGGGAAACGATCTGGCCCGACTCGTAGACCTTCTGGATCAGCTCTTCCGAGAAGTCCTTGCGGACCAGGAAGCCGCCGTCCTGCGGAACCGCTTCGGAGAGGCCCGAAGCAGCCGCTTGGATGAGCCGCGGGTCGATCTTCGTTCCGCTGCTACGACCGGCGGTCGCTACAGAGACCAGGAATTCGCCGAATGATTTGAACCCGCCGTCCTTGCCCGGAGCGCCGGCGGCGATGGAAGCGGCCGTATTCGGATCATCCGCTGCGGGCATGCCGCGTTCGATGTCCATCAGCGCTTCCTCGCGCTTGATCTGCTCGTCGACCGAAGCGAGGGCCTTCATCTGTTCCTCATACTGGCCCCGCTCTGTCTCGTTAAATTCGCGGCCTTCTTTGTGAGCCGCGTCGAGCAGCGCGCGAATTTTCTTTGCCATTTCGGCTTTGCGTTGCCGCAAGGCTTTGATGTTCATGTGTCTGTCCTTTCGAAAATTTATCGTGAGTGACCCGTCCTCCGGATCCGATCGACGGATCGGCTTGCCGGCGGCTACTGCGTTTCGCCTTCCTCCGGATCGCGACGGCGTCCAGGGGTCGGCGGGAAATTTATTCGTAAAGCGCGAGCTCGCGGCTCAGCATGTCCATGCTTTTCGAACTCATCGGTTTGGCGCTGGAAGCCGTTCCCACTCCAAAGCGGGCGAGAGTCTCGTCGAGAGTCGCGATTTTGTCAGCCATGCCTGCGGTGATCGCGTCTTGAGCCAAGACCATGCGGCCCTGTCCGAATCCCTCGCGCACGACTGCAGGCGTCGAGCCGCGGCCTTTCGCGACCGCTTTGATGAACATGCCGTAAAAGGCGTCGACGGCGGCCTGGATGGAGGCGCGGCCCTCTTCGCTCAGCGGTTCATAAGGATTATTTTCGGTCTTATATTTGCCGGCGCTGACGAGCGAGACCTTGATTCCCTCTTGTTCGAGTGCCTTCGAGAAGTCTTCATGCGCGGCGAACACGCCGATCGAACCGACTTCGCCGGAGGGTGTAACGACGATTTCATCGGCCGATGCCGCGAGCCAGTAAGCGGCGCTTGCCGCCATGGTATTTACATGCGCGACGATTTTCTTTTTACTGCGGCCGTCGTAGATTTCCTGCGCGAGCTCGGGAACGCCGTCGACCGTTCCGCCAGGTGAATCGATCTCGAAAACGATAGCCTTGACGCCCGGGTCCTCCATCGCTTTCCGAAACGTCTCCGTCAGCTTTTGGATCGAGGTCCCGCCGGGCCCGCTGATCTCGGAAAAGGCGCTCATGCGATGCGCGATGACGCCGAAAACAGGAATCAGAGCGACCGTTCCGGGAGTGTTCGCGCGCGGGCGCGGCCCGGCCTGAATCGCTTCGACCTGTTCCTTGCTTAGTCTTCCGCCAGCGGCTGCGAACGCGATGAAACCGACGATCGCCTTAAGCTTTTCCGGAAGAATGGCCCATGGCCGGCGAAAAACCTCGGCGACGATGTGCTCGTATTTCATTCTTTGACTCCTAACGCCGTGCTGGCGAGGCTTTCCGCTCCGGTCGCTTCGATCCATCCGAGGACGCCGGAGGGATCGCTGGCTTCCGTGAGCAGCTGGAGATTTTTCCAAACGTAAGAACCGGCTTCGTTGTGCGAAATATGGGCGGCTTCCTCGACGAATTTCGCGAATTCGGAGTAGAACTTCGCGACGTCGGCGCGGAAGGTCTCGAGGTTGCCATTCGAGCGAGCGTAGGCCTTGCGCAGAGCCGTTACTTCCTTGCGGACGACTCGCTCGGCGGCGGCAAGGGCAAATTCACGGATTCGCCCGTTTTTCGCGTTGAAATCTTCCTGCTCGGCTCTTTCGTCCGCCGGCGCCGCGGCAGGCTTGTTCTTCTGCTGCATATTCAGCGGGACCAGGTAGTCGTCGTCTCCGCCTTCGACCGGATTCATGTTTTCGAAGCCGCGAATGTCGTTCGTCGACAGCCATCCGTTTTGCCTTCCTACGGAATAGGCGTCATACCGGCTCTTCAGGTCGCCGCGGAGGAGCGCATCCATCAGGAATTCCGCGAAGTATTCGTCGCCAAGGTCCAGCGGGTCGATCAAATCGCAGTTGATCCGTCGCTCCCACCGCACGACGCGGGGGCGTATCGAATCGACTACAAACTCGATCGCTTGCTGCTCAATGTTCGAGAAGGTCGCCTTAGTGAGGTCGCCGATCTTGTGAAGCGGGATACGAAAAAGGCTCGCGATGTCGGCTCGCGAAAACTGACGGGCCTCGATAAATTGCGAATCGCGATTCGTCAGGCCCATCTGCTTGTATTGCAGGCCTTCCTCGAGGACAGCGACGCGATGGCGATTGATGCCGCTATTCGCTTCCTGCCAGCTGTCGCGCACGCGCTTGGAGGCCTCCTGAGAAAGAGTACCGGCCGTCTCGAGGACTCCGCTCGGTCTTGAATCGTTGGCGAAGAACCGATTCGCGTATTCCTGCGCGCCCAGCGCGCCGCCGACGACTTCCCTTCCCGCGGCGATCGTGCTCATCCCGAGGATTCCGTCCTGGGAGAAGCCCGGAACGTGAAAAATCTCCTCTTGTGTGAACTTGTCGATCGCGCCGCCGAATTGCCGCGCCACCTCATAGCGGAGGCGGCCGTTATCGAGACGGAAGACATTGACGCGGTCCGGATGAATAGGAATCAGCTGGTCGATAGCGCCCTTTGGACCTGGAATAATTCGGGAGAAGGCGTTGCCGCGGAGCTCGAGATGTCCCTGCATCATTTCTACGAAATCGAAGGACGTCTGCCAGGGATTCGGTCTGTCGTGAAGGACTTTATAGAGCGGATGATTGGTTGCGCGAATCTTCCCGCCATTCGGAAGCCGCTTGTAGACGATGAGCGGCAACGAGGCGATCGTCTCGGCGCAGACGCGCACGCAGGCGAAGACGGCCGCCAGGCGAAGCGCGCTTTCCGGCGAAACGTTGACGCCGGCATCGGTCGCATAACCTGGCCGGTTATACCAGAAATCGTCATGCGGAGGCACGGCCGAAACGCCTCCGCCGGCCATCGCCCGCATTACGTTTTTCGCCCAGGCGCGGAATCTCATATCGTCATGACTCCGCGGGTTTCATAGACCGAGCGGCCTTTCGGCGGCGTGGCAATGGCGCGGCTCTGCGCGATGATCAGCGCGACTACGCCGTCGATCTTCTCCGGACTCTTTTCCTTGTCGGGCTTGATATTGCCGGCGGGATCTTGGCGGACGACGATGTTAGAGGCCATCCAGCGCATGACGGGATTGCCAAGATGCGCGAGCTTTTTGCCGAGAACGAGCGTCATCAGCTGCTTTGTCGGCTCGGAAAGCGTCGCGAAGCCCTGGCGGACCTCGACCATCTTCATTCCGGCCTTTTGCAGGTCGACAGCAACCTGCGTCGCATTCCATGGATCGAAGCCGATTTCCTCGATGCGGTAGCGATCGCGGTCGCCCTTGCGCGCGATGTAAGGGTTCGGAACCGTAACGACCTGGCCGGGCTCCGGCGAGGCGGCGATGTGGGAGAGGCCGAGGTAGGGATCGCCGATGATCGTCGCCTTGATTTCGTCATAGTCGACGACATTGCCTTCGGTCGCGGTAATAAAACCTTCGCGGATCCAAACGTCATAAGGGACGCGGTCTTTTTTGACCCGCTGTTCGACGTTGTCTTCGGGCATGAAGAATTTCGGAATCAGGATCCAGCGGGGATCGTCCTCGGCCGGCGGGAAAAGCTTGAGCCAGCAGGTTAGATCGATCTTTGAAGAGAGGTCGAGAGCGCCAAAACAGAGCCGTCCCTCGAGGCGCTTCTCGAGTTCGGTCAGAAGCACCTTCGCGTCGCGGTCCTTGAGGCTGAAGCCGACGCATTCGTTCCACTTGTCGATTGGCATCCAGCGCGTTTCCTGCTGCGTCCAGACGTTCAGGTGCAAACGAAGGAAGGAATTGAGCGCGGTCGGCTCCTGCTTCGCTTTGTGAGCCTTCCGGCGGAGGTCATCGGGCTTGACGGAGATGCCGAGGTTAGGATTCGCCTTCGGCCAATTGTCTTCGTCTTCCCAATTGTCGCCTTCATCGAGGCAGGCGATAAAAGCGAACGTCGTGTCGTCGTCGACGGTCTCTTCGAGCACCTTGACGCTGTAATCGTGCTCTTTCCAGCAAATCGTTTCGCGGTTAAAGCCGGCCGTCGTGATTTTGAAGCCCATCGGCTGCCGGCGGGCGCCGGTCGCGGTGTCGAGAACGTCCAAAAGGCCGCGTGTTTTGTGCGCGTGGAGCTCGTCGACGATGTACCCATGGATGTTTAGGCCGTCGAGAGTGTCTTCATCGGCGCCGAGCGGCTCGAATTTCGAGGCCGTGCCGGGCACGTTCATGTTGTCGCGGAACTTCGTAATGCGTTTCGCGAGGCCTGGCGAGGCCGCACGCATGCGTTCAGCCTCGGCGAAGACGATGCGCGCCTGGTCTTTCTTCGTCGCAGCGCAATAAACTTCGGCGCCTGGCTCACCGTCAGCGAAGAAAAGATAGAGTCCGATGCCCGCGCAGAGCGTTGACTTGCCGTTTTTGCGGGCAACCTCGACGTAGGCGGAGCGGAAGCGGCGCGTCCCGCCGTCTCGGCGCCATCCGAAGATGCACCAAACGATAAAAAGCTGCCATGGCTCGAGTTCGAAGACGTTGTTTGCCCATTCGCCCTTCGAATGGCGCAAAAAGCCGAAAAAGTCGATTGCGTCCTGGCCGGAGCGCGGATCGAAGTACAAGCCGCGCTTGTGACCGTTCTCGATGTCGCGCAGATGCCGCTGCGCGGCGAGCCGGACGAAATGCGAGCAGACAATTTCGCCGCGGGCGGCCTTTTGGGCGTAAATCTCGGCCGGATGATGCTTAGTTGACGTGAGCCGTGGCACTGATTTTTCGCTGCAGGTAAAGGTCGAGCGGGTCGGCGTCCTTTGGTTTCTCGATTCGCATGCGCGATCGAGCCGCCGGCGTGAGACCGAACTCGATGAGATAGGCCTTCATCGTTCGTAGAGCTTCGTTGACGATGGGAATCGCCGGGTTTTTCTTGACCTTGTAGCCGATAATTTCATCGTCGCCTACATCCGGGTCCGATCTGACGATAGGTTCCTCGATCAAAATTCCACGGTCGGCGATTTCTTTTTCCGCCTGAATCCAGCGCGCGAAGCAATAGCAATATGCCGCGAGCGCTTTGCCGTCGACCTCGGCGAGCACGTTCAGCTTCAGGAGCAGTGGAACGATGTCTTTCCACTCCTGCTGAGCGAGCGCCGGCAGGTCCGCAGGCATTTTCGGCTCAGCCGCGGGCGGCTTAGGCTCGTCCGGATTGAGCGGGCGTTTTCCAGGGTTGCCGCGGAGTTTCTTTACTCCCGTAGGCAATGGTCGGCGGCCTCCCATCAGAGCTGAACGTAGGTCAGCGTTATCCGCTGGACCGGCGAAGTCCCTCCGTTGAGATAGCAGAGCGCCTGGCCGGCCGGCGTGATTCCGACAGGAAACGGGAATGGGTAAACGGTGTTAGCCGACGTCGTCCAGGCCCCGAGAAAGGTCGCCTGCCCCGTCGCGCAGTTCGAACCGGTCCCATATACCAGCGAAAAGGTCGGCGAAGTTCCACTGACGCCGACGACCACGATCGAACAAACGTAAATCTTTGTGGAAGCGCTGAGCGCGATGATCTGCGTCGCGGAAGTTCCCGACGTGCTGGCCAGGACCGCTTGAAGGTTTGCGTTCGGATTCTGGCAGGGATTGGAGCCGGATGTCGAAATCGTGACTGAAGGCGGCCCGGAATAATTCGATTGAGCGCGGGCCCCATGGTCGCCGAAACACCAGGGAGCGAGCAGGATGGCGATAACGCCAAAAATAAAGAGCCCGCGACGCTTCCTTTCACTGGTAGCCAAGGACCGCCCCCGTTACGCCGGAACCAGAAGCCGACCACTTGACTCCGCTGGTGAATTGCACGCCGTAAAGCGGCTGGATCATCTGCGAATTTGCGGGAATCGAGAAGGTGACTACGTCGCTCACAGGAGAACCTTGGCCGTCGCTGACGCTCACCGTCAGCGCGCCCGAGGTCGTATTGTTCAGGACGACAGTCACCACGCAAGTCGTCGAAGCGAACACGGCGGTCGAGCTCGTCGGAACGGCGGCGAGAGCCTGGCTTGCGACTGTATTTCCGCAGGCCGTCTTCGGAACCGAATAGACGCTGCCGAGTAGGTTCGTGCCTGCGGGCAAAGGCTGATTGACGGTGACGTTCCAGGTTCCGCTCTGGCTTGCCGGAAGCGCGCCCTGATCAGAGGCGATGACAACAGGAAACGAATTTGCGCTAGTCTTCGCCCCGAGCGAAACGGCACTGCCGCCGATCGAGGTAATGTTGCCAGTCCCGCCGGAAGACTGCAGCTGCCCGCTCGACGGCGTTTGCAGTATGAAGATCATCGCGGCGGCGGTCAGGAGAACCGCTGCCATGGCCCGGAAATTGATTTTCATCGGTTCCTCACAAGATGAATTCCACAATTGCTGATTGGCCCGGGGTCTTTCCCTTGAGATATGTCACGGTGTCGCCTGGTTCGAACCTGCGCTCTCCCATGCGCGGAACGACCAGCGCGTAATCTTGAAGGTCATACCAATCGCTCCAGCTCTGTTCGCTGCTAGGAGTTGAGCAGCGGCTCATCGCGGCCCCGTCTGAGCTACCCAAAATAGCGAAATAGTTGCAAGCGATAGGCGTAACGATCGGGGTCCATTCCGAGGTCGAAAGCGCGAAGCGCTTGACCTGCGGCATCATCAGGCGTCCATTCCTTCGCCCTGCGCGCGGAGGTCGGAATGCACTAGCTCGGCGAGCGTGGTCTTCGTCTCGACGCCCATTTCTCGCGCGACATTCGCGGCCCAATCGGGATCGCCGGACCATTTCAGGGCGACTTCCATGACGCTCAAGTTGAGGGTGTAGGTGTGGGAAGCCCCTGAGAGCATCCGGCGAATTTTTTTATAGAGCGCGGCCCATCCCGCGGCATCGTCGGGGTAGATTGTGATTTTCGCGCCGAAAGGGCCTTTCGTTTCGACCGTTCCGAAGCCGACATCGCCTTCGTCCGTAATGTTTCCGGGATTGTGCGCGCGATTTCCCACGGAATTCAGAACGTAAAAGCCTTCAGCCTTCGCTATCGCGCGCGCCAGCTTGAGAATAAGCTCTTCAGAGACCATATTTACCTACTGTGTAACTCATTGATTCTGGAATGGTTTGTGCAAATAGTGCTTTTTTCATTTCGCGGGTGTGTGTGTAAAGCCGGCGCGTCGGTCCGGAGAATAAAACTTTTAGAGATTTGACCCGCCCCTACTAAAAGAAGTTGGTTTCCGCCCACGGCTGCGCGCGAGGAAGCGAGAATCTTGCGTTGCGGTTTTCCATGAGTGACAAGGCTTGCAAGAACCTTGGCCGTTCGCCGGATCGAAACGAGCGCCGCCCGCTTCAATTGGAACAATGTGATCGGCTTCAGTGCTGAGCGACATTCCCCCGCAGAAATGCCGAATCTTACAGAACGGATCGCGAGAAATGATGTACCTGCGCCATCGTTCGTGACGCGCGTCATACCCGCGTTCCCGAGCCGAACCGCGAGTCGAGTCGAAACGTCGCCTCGAATCAATTCTCGCCGCGTCGCCGGAATGTTCATTGCAGAAACGCTCTCGACACGCGACTCCGCAGCCCGGACGCTGGCAAGCCTTGAATAAATTTTTCGGCACATCCCCTATAGGTTTTGATTGAGCTTCAACGTTCCGCGAATCATGCGCGCGGTGAAAACCAGAGCAGCGCCGAGAAGAATTGAAATCATAATGAATGGATGTTCGATCGCCGCGACGATCGCTGTCGCGAGCAACGCGAATCCAAGAACTTCAAGAACGATGCCGATCAGATTTTTTGTTTTGCCGTCCATACAAAATAGAGTCCCTTCCCTCCCCCGGTTTTTCAAACGAACTGGAGGACGTTAGAAATCGGTCCGCACCAATCATCAGGTGGAGCAGGCGAAGGCATTGGAATCCATTCGCCGGTGAGACGGCGGCGTGCTGGTTTTCGCTCATCCCAAAGGTAGGTCTTGCGCGCGATTTCGCCCTCGACCACCCATTTCAGGCGATCTTGTTTTATGAAAAGTTCGACCTGAGAAAGGCCAAAAAAGAGATGAGGAGAGGAAAGTTCGGAGTCGCAACGGCCGATTATGCCAATCGCTTTTTGGTGTGGAATTGTGAGGAGCCTTTTTAGTGAACGCTCCGCCACCCGAACTGATGGCGGCCTGCTATGACCAGCAGGAGGGCGCCGGTTTGTGGAAGAGAGCGACCGGCATGCGCCCGAAAGTCGAATCGAATTCTACACTTGCAAATGAAAAATCCGCAATAGGCCTATGCCGAAAAAAGCATCATGCCCCGCCCCTGCATTTTAGCTCACGTAGCGCATTGTCTTGAAGTCGACTAGCGAATGCGTTGATTTGTCGGCGCACACCACCGACCAAACGGGATACTCATCTTCCCCATTAAATTCCACTTCTGCCCGAAGCCTGCCACTAACAATCCTACCTTCTTCGGTGCGAACTTCCACACACCTACCGCCATCTTTCCAATCGGGGAAATTATCGAAGATATCGAAGAATCCGGGATCTGACTCGCTCACTTTTTATCACTTCCAAAGAGCTCGAGCCGATCGAGGAAAAACGTTCCGTCGATCGTGACCGTTTTCCGATCCGTCGGGACCCCCGAATCGTCCAGGACATCGCCTGCAGAAAAATACATAGAGCCGTCGACCGCCGCCTCGAGCGCCGCCTTGATCCGCGCGAGTTTTTCCTCATCGCTCATTATGTTGTAACCCTTCTCACTTGGGGGAGCCGTGAGCAAATCTCTTGCGCCGAGTATCTGCCCGATCCCGTTCGCCGAACGAGCCAGCTCCCGAATTCGGAATGTAGCACACTTTAACTTTAGCCTTTCTTCATCTTTTCGGCTTCCACCAGTTTTTCTTCGAAGACCCGCACCTGGTTCAAAAATTCGAGCAGCGCATAACAAACACGACACCCGCCCCTGATTGCTGATTCGCCGCCGCGACGAGGGTCAAAGCCGCGATGCCGCGGGCAATAGAGCGTTTTCGAAATTTTAACTTTCAGCGACATCGCTAAACATCCCGCTCCTCCGTGACTTGGCTTCGTTTTCGCAATTCGTGCAGGGCTGTTCGGCGATGCAGAGAGTTGAACTTACAGGAAAGCCCATAAAGCGGGCTAGTGAAGTGATCTTTTGCGCGTGCTCCTCGCAAGCCGGAACATCTTTCCCCGGCCAATGGACAATGTAGATCGCTGTGCTCATTTCATCCCTTTCCCGGTACCAGAGACTTTGCGTAAAGCGTTTCTGCTTGTCACGCAGCGGAAGCCGTCTAGAAATTCAACGCTGCATGAGTTCATCTTGCCGCGCACCAGGACTCGGCAGAGTGTTCCTTTGCGGCCTAGCAGAGCGGGGCGATTCCACCGATATTCGTAAAGTTGCTCGCTCACTTGTCTCCACCTCCAGCTTCGCGCTGCTTGCGAAACTTAGGCTTTCCCATCCCGACCCTCCAGTTTTTTCACGCCCGCCCCCTCCCCGAAATCATGACGGAATCGGAGTTCGTCCTCGGGCGTTTTGATTTTCTTCCGTCGTATCTCGCGAGCTTCATCTATCCAACGAGTCTCGAGTTCTTTCGCGATCTTTACCCTTCTGCTGATGCCATTCGACAGGGGATCCAGAGTCATGGGCTTTGTTTTCCTTAACCAGCGGTTTTGAATTTCTTTGCCAGCATCTCGGCTTGATCGAGGAGCTCGCGTCTTCGTTCATCGATTTCGGCTTTGCTCTTTTCCACACGAACGACTTCGTTCGTGTGACGGTATTTCTCTTCGGTGTTTTCTTTAACTTCTTTACGCCGCCATTTTTGGCGGTCAACAACCGCCATATTTGGCGGGATGTGAAAATTAGACACAGTGGAAATCTGCCGCTTTTCCACAGGTTTTACGTTCCTTATTTGCACAGGTAGGACGGTAAAGAGCGGCATCTGTTCGGCCGGCTCGTCGGTTTGGTTCTGCCATTTAGCCGAGGAGCGCAGGCGCACGATCATCCCGCCGCCGAAGCCGAGCGTGCGCGTCTCGATGTAGCCTGCGGTCTTTAGTAGGCGCATGTGGCGCTCGAGCGTGCGAATCGGAGGGCGGTCGTCAGGATTTCCGTGCCAGTGCGCGCGGATCCACGCGTAGCCGAAAGGACGGCCATAGTTCACCAGGCCAGAGGCGTCCGTCTGGTGATCCGTCAGGAAATCGAGAAGGTAAGACGCTGCTTTGAGCTTCTTTCGATCTCCGATGCGCGTGGGCTGGACGGCAACGAACCGGAATTTTGAAACAGCGCTCAACGACGGCGGCCCTCCGTCTGTAGATATCGGAAGTTTTCCCGCAGCGCATGGCCGAGGTAATCCATGACGTCGGTCTGCGACCAGGCGACCATGACGAGAGCCCCGCGCCGCCACTTCGAGAAAAGAAACTCGAGCTGATCATCCGAAGGTTTCCCGGCGGCGGCGTCAATATTCCCCTTTTCATTCAGCCAGGCCGGCGCCTTGACCTCGATGTAAAGCGCGCGGCCATTCGGCGCAAGCGTGGCCTCGAGGTCGGAAAAACCTTTCGGGAGCTCCCCGCCTAATTTGATTTTCCCGAGCGAACTCGCGTCGATCCCCTTCGCGGCCGCCGCGGCCACGATGCGCCCGCGCGAGCGTCGGCCGCCGGCGTCGACTGCGGTCGCGTCGACCTTATAGGCGTTCAGAAGCTGGACGATATCGCTCTGAACCTGTGCCTCCGTAACGCGCTTCATCAGGTAGTGTTCCGTGTAGCGCGTGCGTTCGAACTTGCACGGAAAGGCCTGGACAGTTTCTGCCATGGGCTATCCGATAAAGAGCCAGTCTGCAGCCTTGAGGCTGCGGTCTGGACCGTCCTCGATCATTCCCGCTGTCCTGAGCTCCGAAATGTAATTCTTGAAGCTTCCCGTCTCTGAGGAGATGCCGAGAGCGTTGCCGAGCTTCTCCCGTTCGACAAAGTTCGGGTGTTCGGCATGAATTAGGCGAAGTATCTTCGCTGGCGTGGCCCCGAAAATAGAGGCGGAGCGCTGGAGCAATTCTTCCGTCGACATCACGGAGGCAACCTCCGGCGCGTGCCGTTCTCCCTCCGGAGTCAGCGATAGGCGTTCATCGCGACCGTCCGCGATGTACCCGCGCACGCGCAGTTCGCTCAAATAATTCTTAAACGAACCGGTTCCGGCCTTGACTCCGCACCAGGAGGCGACCATCGAACGATTTGGTTCATTGACGCCTATCGCCTGAAATTCGGCCAACGCCGCAAGGATTTTCATTTGCGGTCGGGACAGGTCTCCATTGGATTCGACAGGCTTGCGCGGTGCGGCGCTGGCGGGCGAGACCGTGAACGGCTGGTTATGACGGACGTCGACCGTTACGGCAACATCCTCTTTTTCAAGAAGACTCTTCAGGCGAGATAGAACAAGATTCGCCTCTCTCTTCAGACGGTCAAATTCGGCGGCTCGCTTTTCCAAACCGGCCTTCGATATGCGGGAGATTTCCCTGGCGGTCGCCTCGAAAGCCTTCGCTACTTCCTCCGGCTTCATTCCCGCCTGGTCGAATCCGATCGCGTTGACCTTGACGATTACCTTCATTGCTTCCTCCAACATCGCCTTTAGCGGACGAACAGCGCGGTCAATTGCTTTCGGGTCGGCGACTTTGACGTCGACAGATTTACCTGGCGCTGTGCGCATCTGGTTTTTCAAGTCGCGAATTTCACGGCGCAGGTCGGCTTCGGTCCTGGCTTTCTCTTCTGCGGCCTTCGGCAAGTCCGCCAGCTTCGGAAGCAGCTTGGCAATCGCCTCCGGAGCTGGCGGCGGCTCGTCTCCGTGCTTCGCGCTGCCTGCCTTAGGATGTGTTGTCGCCACTTCGCCGACGTGGACTAGGACACGATCAACTGAGATCGCTGGGCCCAGCGCAAAGAAGTAGCCAGGCTCCATGACTTTTATTTCATCGAAGAACTTGTGCAGGTCTGTCCCATAGACGCCCAGGGCGTCGGCGGCGCGCTTACGATCGACATCGATGAAAGTGCCTCCGACCACGATGTTTAGGAGTTCGGCGGCTGCGTCCTTGCGGAGTTTGCCGAGCCGTTGGGTCGCGAAGATACTAGCGAAGCCTCGCTTTCGGCCGCGTGTCGCGAGGCCAATCATGGCTTCTGATGCTTCAGATTCTCCGCTTCCCTTTTCCGGACAGAAAACGTGAGCCTCATCGACAATGACAACGCAGGGATGCCAGAGATTTTTCGGCGCGTCGATCATCGCGTCGAGAAATGATTTAACCCAGAGGTGACGTGTCGCTGGCTTTAGCTCGTAAATATCGCAGACCGCCGAGGCGCGCAGCTCTAGCAACTTGTGGGCAACCAGGCCGGCCGATCGCGGATCCGCTGGCGTCTCGCCTCCCTTTCCAACTAGGACGTAACCGAACTTCTCGCGCAGCGTCGCGAATTCGCCTTCTGGGTCGACGATAATGACGGGTACTTTTCCGAAGAGCTGCTCGGCGATGCGGCGTAGAAGATGGCTCTTGCCTTTGCCACTGTTCGCCTGAACGAGCAGCCGCGTGCTAAGCAGCTTGTCGACGTCCAGCGAAATCGTCGTCGGGCCTGATTTGCCGATGGGAATTTTCATTGTCCCTTCCGACCGAAAATTTTCGCGACCGGAGGAGCGCCTCGTCTTCCCTCTAAGCGCCCCTCCGTTTCCGGCCTTCCTCCGGGCTGGAGTCTGGCCGAAATCCTTCACCCCGAGTAATGCGCAAAAAGCAAAATCTCTGTTCGTTGCCGCCAGTCGGAATAGCGCTCGTCTCCGTACTGCGGACGGAACGAGCAGTCGCCCTGGACGCATCCCTGCTCGCGGGACTTCGCCAGCGGCCAGCCGCAAACCATGCACCGTCCTTCGGCTGCAGTGCGGACCATCTCGAACAGAACTGGAAAAATCGCGTCGCGCATCTCGCCGCTCACACGGAGGACGTTTACAAATTCTCGCCGCCGCGTTTCGGGAGAGTCTGGCTCCGGCGCTCCGCCGCGGAGAACATCCGCGAAGCGCCCGGCCGATTGCTGTTCGTAAAGTTCGCCCTGGTCGCGGCTCATAGCGTCGAACCTCCAGCAAGGCCGCGGCGATAACGCACGAGCATTTGCATGACAACGCCAGCGAATTCCCGTTCCCGCTCGGTTACCGGTTCGGTTTCTAATTCGTGGAGGATTTCTTTTGCCGACAAGCCATCGAGTGCAAGCTCGAATTGCCGGATGTGTTTCGGCAACCCTTCGAGCAGCTCGGCTAGGGTTCCCGACAGCGATTCATGCTGCTTTATGAGGAACTGATCCCAGATGAGCCGAACCTCTTCGCGGCTGACGTACCAGTCCGAAAAGGGCTCGCGGGTCGGAGATTTTTTGGGACCGTCGTCGACGCGGTGAGAGCCGTCATGCCCTCTCGCAAGCACGCAGATTTTTCCGTCCTCTTCGCGGAAAGCCTGACATCTCTCTCGATTCGGTGTTCGAAAAGGTCGCTCGGCTACCGTTCTCGGAGGATCCGGCATCGGAGGAATCGGATCGACGAGAGGAGGAAAGTCGTCCTTCGCGACGTATTCTGCGAGCAACCGGTTTGCGTCCTCGAGCGCGTCTATAACGGCCTGAGCTCCGGCCTTCACCGATGCGCCATCGCCACGCAGATATCCGATCGCGAGAGATATGGCGCTGCGCACGGCCAGGTTCTCGCCTAAGCTCATTTTTTCCTGAGGAGGAAAGTCGTCAGGCGTTTTCGTGTGGACGTCGAACTTAGGCATAGCGTCGACGACGCGCTCGTAAGCCTCCTTCGCGCCACGGTGATATTCGCGTCCGGGGGCGGTCCCGGACTTGACGTGCTCCTTCTCATAGCCAGCAGAAGTTCTTCCCCATCGGCCGACGTCGCGGAGAAAAGCGGCGATCCTTTCCGGCGCATCCCAAACCGCAGCGAGCCGGTCCATGACCTTCTGGGCTTCGGGACCGTGTACCTCGATGATTCCGTTCGGAAGAGTCACGCCGCTTTCTCCTTCGAAGGAACCGGAGCGGACTCCAGCAATTCGATGAGTTTGTCCGCCTGCGCCACGCGCCAAGCCTCGCGCGTCCGGAGCCGAGCGTCGGCGGCGTCGGCGGCGTAGGCGGCGTCGGCGGCGGCGTAGGCGGCGTAGGCGGCGTAGGCGGCGTCGGCGGCGTAGGCGGCGTAGGCGGCGGCGTAGGCGGCTGCGTAGGCGGCGTCGGCGGCGTAGGCGGCGTCGGCGGCGTAGGTGGCGGCGTAGGCGGCGTAGGCGGCGTCGGCGGCGTCGGCGGCGGCTTTGAGCTTTGCCCAATCCGGCCGGAGGGTTTTGCCGTCGACCACGGACTGATAAGCGTCAGCGACGTCGCGAATCGCTTTCTTCGATTGCTCGGAGCGCGCGAACTG